GAAACAGATGAGGTAGTTGGTGAATAATGTCAAATGCCAGATATCTTTCAATCCTGAATGAGATAAAGAAAAAAGGTGGTTCTGTAGACTTTCAGAACACAAATAAGAAAGTCTTAATAGTCGACGGCTTGAACACTTTTATTAGAGTGTTCAGCGTAATGCCGACTTTAAACGACAACGGTATTCATGTTGGTGGCATTGTTGGTTTCCTTAAAAGCATAGGATTTGCTATTAATATGTTTAATCCCACTCGAACTATCATAGTATTTGATGGTAAGGGTGGGAGTAACCGTCGTCGCAAATTATATTCTGATTATAAAAATAAACGTAGAACGTCTTACAGAGTTAATAGAGTAGATGGTTTCGAAAACTTAGAAGATGAAAGAAAAAATATGTATATGCAGCTCAGAAGAGTTGCAGATTATCTTGAATTATTACCATTAACTACTATATCCGTAGATGGTATCGAAGCAGATGATGCTATAGCATATATTGCAAAAAATGTAATCAAAGATGGTGAGAAAATTATTATGTCAACCGACAAGGATTTCTTACAGTTAGTATCTGATGATATCAAAGTTTGGTCTCCTACAAAAAAGAAAATATACGATAGAGAAGCAGTTTTAGAAGAGTACCGTGTAACTTCAGATAATTTTATTATGGCTAAAGTATTTGAAGGAGATAAATCTGATAATATAAATGGTGTAAAAGGAATAGCAACTAAAACTTTGGTAAAAAACATACCAACTTTGGGAGAAGAGAATAATAGTTATAGTTTACAAGAGATATATAAATACGCACATAAACACAAAGACGATAGCGGAAACTTTTTTGTCAAAATACTACAGAATAAAGAGTTATTAGAACGTAATTATAAGTTGATGCAGTTAGAAGATGTAAATATAAGTGCTTCAACTAAAACAAAATTGATTGATGTAGTTAGAGGTCCTATAAGAAGATTAATAAAATACAAATTCGAAACCATGTTCATGGAAGATAGATTATTTCAGAATCTGCCGAATGTAAATAGTTGGCTAGCTCAAAATTTTACCACTATGGATAAATATGCCGAGAAAACTCATGGGTAGGAAAAAAATATATTTTACAGTTAAGGAAAAGAAAGAAGCTCAGAGAAAATGGCAAATGGATTACTACTATAGAAATAAAGAAGATATACTGAAGAAAATGAAAGAAAAATACAGACAACGGAAATTAAATTTAGGTAGATCAAAACTAACAAAGGAATTATATGGAGAATAATTCTTTAACGCAGTTTGGAACAGGTTTTCAATCAAAGATTATCACGTCTTGTTTGTTAGATACTATGTTTTTACAAACTGTTATGGAAGTTCTTGAGCCAGAGTATTTTGAGTCTGACGCTAATAGCTGGATAGTTAAAGAAATATATAAATACTTTATAAAATATAAAACTACACCAACATTAGAAGCTTTAAAGATAGCAGTAGATGAAGTTGAAAATGATGTATTAAAATTAACTATTGTTGAGGCATTAAAAGATGCTTGGAGACATAGAGAAGCAACTGATTTACAGTTTGTTCAAGAAAAAACATTAGAATTTTGTAAAAATCAAGTTCTTAAATCTGCTATATTAGAATCTGCTAGTCTTCTTGAAAGTCAAAACTATGATGGTATTAAAGCAGTCATAGATTCAGCTATGAAAGCAGGAACTCCTGTAGATATTGGACACGATTATAACGTAGGTATAGAAGAGAGATTAACTAAGTCTACAAGAGTTACGATAAAAACGCCGTGGGATATCATAGATGAAGTTATGGATGGTGGTTTGGGTGAAGGTGAGTTAGGTGTTGTAGTTGCGCCAGCAGGTGTAGGAAAAACTTGGGTGTTGCAAACTATAGCTGCAGGTGCTATAAAGAGAGGATTTACAATAGCACATTATACCTTAGAGTTAAATGAAACATATGTTGGTTTAAGATACGATACAATTTTTAGTGGTATATCTACACAAAACATTAAGTTTCAAAAAGAAGAAGTTAAAAAAATAATAGATTCACTTAAAGGTAGAATGATTATTAAATCATACCCAACGCGAGCAGCATCAGTAAATACTATTTCAGCACATCTAAAACAATTAGAATTGAAAAATATAATACCCGATATGGTTATTGTTGATTATGCAGATATATTGAAAGATATTAGTGGTATGAGAGAAGTTAGACACCAATTAGGTAGTATTTATGAAGATTTAAGAGGAATGGCTGGTGAGTTTAAAGTTCCCGTGTGGACTGCATCCCAAGCTAACCGTTCAGCTCTTGAAGAGGAAGTTATTGATGCAACTAAGGTTGCTGAGGCTTATTCTAAAGTGATGACGGCAGATTTTGTATTAAGTATAAGTAGACAAGCACAAGACAAGTTAAGTCATACTGCAAGATGCCATATCATCAAAAACAGATTTGGTATTGATGGTATAACATATCCAATGAGTATGAATACCAATCTTGGTAAGATAGATATCTATGCTGGTAATAGTCAACCAGGTAAAGCACAACAAGGTAAAATGGATAATAGTGAAGAATTTAAGAGACAATTGTTGAAAAGTAAATATAATGACATGAATAAAACTGAAGTTGAGGGCTTTGAATAAAACTACTAAGAAAAAATTATTTAAAAATCATAAAAATTTTAAATAGTTTGTTTTTAATTTAATATATATTATAGTTATATTTTGGGAAGGGTTAATAAAAGAAAACATTGGAGCCAGAAATAGTGGAAAAATTTAAGTTATCAGAAAATTTTATAAATAAATATAAGAAAAAAAAACCACCATTCGGTTTCAACGGTTTGGGTGAATTAGTTTATATGAGAACCTATTCACGTATTAAACCAGATGGTAAAAATGAACGATGGTGGGAAACTGTTCAAAGAGTTGTAGAAGGTACATACTCAATGCAAAAAAACCATATTGATAATTATCAGTTAGGTTGGAATGCATGGCAAGCTCAAAAATCAGCACAAGAAATGTACGAAAGAATTTTCAATATGAAATTCTTACCTCCTGGTCGAGGTTTATGGGCTATGGGAACACCAATCACCGAAGAAAAAGGTCTTTATGCAGCACTTAATAATTGTGCATTCGTATCTACTAAAACATTAAAAGAAGATTATTCAAAACCATTCTGTTTTCTAATGGATGCAAGTATGTTAGGTGTTGGGGTTGGTTTCGACACAAAAGGTGCTGGTAAGATTGTAATTAAAGGTGTAAATCGTGATAGAAATGAAGAAATCTATATGATACCTGATACAAGAGAGGGTTGGGTAGAATCACTTCGTTTATTATTGGAAAGTTATTTTCTTGGAACATCACCAATAGAGTTTGATTATAATCAAATAAGAGCTTTAGGTGAACCAATCAAAGGTTTTGGTGGAGTGAGTTCAGGTCCTGAACCACTAAAAGAAATTCATAATGATATTAGAAACGTATTAGAAGATAATAGTGGAGAACCTATTTCAGTAACTACGATCGTAGATATAATGAATCTTATAGGTAAATGTGTTGTAGCAGGAAATGTTCGTAGAACTGCTGAGATAGTTTTTGGTGATCCAAAGTCAGAAGAATATTTAGATTTAAAAAACTATAAAGTTAATCCTCATAGGGAATTGTATGGGTGGACTTCAAACAATTCAGTATTTGCAAAACTCGGTATGGATTATACAGAAGCAGCAGAAAGAATTGTAGATAATGGTGAACCAGGTTTTGCTTGGTTAGAGAATATGAGACACTACTCACGAATGAAAAATGGTGGTGATAATAAAGACCATAGAGTAGCTGGTGGTAATCCTTGTCTTGAACAATCACTTGAATCATATGAGTTATGTTGTTTAGTAGAGACATTTCCAAACAATCATGATTCGTTAGAGGATTATCAGAGGACACTTAAATATGCTTATCTGTATGCCAAATCAGTAACACTTGGTAGAACTCATTGGAGTGATACTAACAGAGTTATGTTAAGAAATCGACGAATTGGATGTTCAGTAAGTGGTGTTGCTCAGTTTATAACAAGTCGAGGATTAGATGAACTTAGAAAATGGTTAGAGAGTGGCTATGATACAATACAAGAGTGGGATAAGATGTATTCAGATTGGTTTGCAATACCACGTTCCATTAAAACTACTTCAGTTAAACCAAGCGGTACAGTTTCGTTATTGGCTGGTGCTACTCCAGGCTTACATTATCCCGAAAGTCGTTTCTATATTCGGAGAGTAAGATTATCAAAACAATCTGAATTAATAGAACCATTAAAAAAAGCAAATTATACAATAGAACCAGCATTTGGTTCAGAAGATACTACAATGGTTGTAGAAGTTCCTGTAGATGTAGGAGAAGGTATAAGAACTGCAAGTGAGTTATCCATATGGGAACAGTTCAGTTTAGCAGCATTTATGCAACGACATTGGGCAGACAATCAAGTAAGTTGTACAGTTACATTTGACCCAGAAGCAGAAGCTGATGAAATTGCACCTGCATTAAACTATTTTCAATACCATTTGAAAGGTATTTCTCTTCTACCAAGACACGACTACGGTGCTTACAAACAAATGCCATATGAAGCAATAGATGAAAAAACATATCATTTTGA